GCGGATTTGAACCACCGGATCACGGGGTCAAAACCCGTTGCCTTACCTCTTGGCTACACCCCAATATTGGTGCCGGGTATGGGAATTGAACCCATACGCCCGAAGGCGGCAGATTTTGAATCTGCTGTGTCTGCCTGTTCCACCAACCCGGCGAATGGTAGCGTGTACGGGAATTGAACCCGTGATCCCGGCTTGAAGGGCCGGTGTCTTAACCACTTGACCAACACGCCATAGAAAGTGCCGGGGAAAGGAATTGCACCTTTGACCGGGCAAGGAGGCAACCCGGCCCGCCCCGTTATTGCCCCGGCATATCGGAAGGGTGGGGATTATTCATCCCCACCCGGTTCCTGTGTTTTGGAAGGATTGTTGGAATTGGGAAAAGCGTTCATGTAGTCCTGAACGGCTTCTTCCTTTTCCTTCTTCAAACGCTCCAATTCCGTTTGTGCATCCTTTGTCCACGGGTGCTGTTCCACAATGGTTTCATTGGAAATGATACCAGCAGATTTGGAACAGTTTTCGATCACTTCAGATTCATTGATCAGAATATCACGGTTGAAGATTACAGAAACTTCTTCATTTTCAAAATCCCCTTTCCCCTTGGTTTTCAAATCCTGACAGATAAACCAAATAAGCTGTTCAAATGCCGCCTGAAATTCCGTTTCCATGCTGTTTGCATCCAAATCAATGTCAGAATACATGGATTGGATGTTCATTTGGTTGGGATTACCGGAAAGGCGATCATCCTTGGCATCATAGCCACGGGCATTTTCAATCAGGGCCTTTTTGAACACTTCCAAAATGGCCTTGTAGTTTTCAGCGTTCACTTCAATGGTCAGGGTTTCAACCCCGCCATCTTCACGAACCTTCACAGCGGAATAGGTGGAAAGGTTATAACGGAATTCGCCAAGATCCTGACCATCATAGTTCTTCAGAACCAAGATGGTGTTCCGGGCATTTTCTTCCATGTTGTTCTGAAAATCAGAAAGGATGGTGTTGATACCATCCTGAAGGGATTTCACACGGCGGATCAGCGGCGTTTCCTGTTTGTTGTACTTGAAGGCGATCAGCGGCAACCGATCCCAATTATAGGCTTCCACCTTCTCACCGGTGGTCACAGTGATATAGGGGGAATATTCACCAAGTTCAACATCAGGGATCAGGGTTGAACCATCCAGAACATAGCGGTAAAGGCCATCCGGTTTGTAGATTTCAACCTTTTCCACCAGCTTCTTTGTCAGGCCATCCCAAACTTCCTGAATGTAAAGACGGGCGGCGGCATCCAAAACCGTGTGATCATCGTCCTTCCAGAAAGGCAAAATCTGAAAGGCCGGGAAGCGCCTGAAGGAAAGTTCACCTTTTTCATCGTAGAACACGAACAGCCAACCCTTACCACCGTTCAGGGCATCTTCACCCACATACTTGATAAGGCGCTGAACTGCCTTATTGAACCGCTTTTTCAGAAGTTCAAAATAGGTCTTGTTCTCACAGTTGATGGTGAAGGGCTTGCCCAACAGGTAGTTGGTTTTCTGATCCACCATCTTTGCATACTGATTATCAATCACCTTGTTATTGGGAAGGTTGGTGACTTCAAACAGTTTGCCATCAGCACCAATGGCGGTGCGCTTCCGATCCACAATATCATGTTTACCGGAATAGTAGGTTTCACCCTTCATCTGTTCAATGCGTTCCGGTGAACCCTTCCATTCCACGATCTCACGGGCGAAGAACTGTCTTTCAGTAAGTCCAGTACCGGCCCCTTCTTCAATCAGGCGATTGATACGGGCGGTTTCAGTATTCATAAACAACATAGGTCAATCACCTTCTTTCTGAATTGGGGGGGGGGCTTGGAATCCAATGGGGCGCTGTTTGCTCTTTACCAGCACCAAAGTTTGATTGGGAAGTTCCACTTCAATCTTCAGGCTGTTATACGGCAAGCGTTCCGCCCATTGTTCAATCTTGTTCAATATTTTCTGTTGCTCAAACATCCGGGCGGCTCCCTTCATGACTTAATATCCACAAACAGGCCAAAAGCCCTGTAAAATCAGGGCTTTTGTTACTATCGTGTTATTCAAAACTGTATGTGGGGCCAACCAGCACATCTTCCAGCGCATAACGCATGGCATCCATCAGGTGGTTGAAATCGTCAATGGGCTTATTGATCTTGGCCCCAAATTTATCTTCATCCCAAGTGTAGTTTGAAATTTCGGTCAGGAAGTTCACACACCGGGGATGAATGATGATGGTGTAATCCTGAATGAACTGAATACCATTGTTGATGGAATCCTTGCCCTTTCGGGCCGGTCTAACATGACGAAGGCCAGCTTCCCGCAATTCGTCAATGCTCTTGGGTTCGGCGGAATCGGCCTTGATCCGTTCCTTGGCGTAACCCATGCTGGTGACTTTTTCGGAAATGGCCCGGTTTGTCAGGGCTTTTTCATACAGTTCATCAAACACCCAAATGGTTTTTTCTTCTTTGCTGACCAACCCACAGAACAGGGCCGTGGGATCGTTGGTATAACCAAAGTCAAGGCCAAAGGCGGATTTCACACCAACCTTGGCGCTGATCTTCTTCAGATCAAAGGCTTCTTCACGCCAATTTTCATAAATCAGGCCATCAACAATACCCCAACCACCAAGGCCAGCAACCTTGTAACGGCGGGGGTTGGTCTGCTTCATGGTATCAAATACCTTCAGATCCGCCGCATCCAGCCATTCATTACACAGGTAATTGGTGGTTGTGGCGAATATCTGACCATCCGGGGAAGTCCAGCTATCATAGAACCGATAAATGGGGTTCCCTTGGGCATCCTTGCCGGTGATCTCCCCAAAGAACCGTTTCCTGATCCAGTGCTTTTCATTCCACGGGTTAAAGGTCAGGGTGATTTGCTTAAACAGGCCCGTTTCTTCAGGAATTGCGCCACGGATGGATTCATCAAGCATATTGAAATCATCTTCATTCATGATTTCATAGGCTTCTTCAATCCAGCACCAACACAGATACCCGATTTCAACGGTAATGGAAGTAACTTTCAGGGGATCATCAAGGCCCCGGAAGTATATTTTTTGACCGGTGGGAATATAGGTCATTTCAAGCGGGGATTCCTTTACTTCCCAATATGCCTGAACCCCAAGCCGGTTGATTGCCCATTTCAATTCGGTAAAACAGGAATCCTTCAAGGTTCTGAACACTTTACGAACTACAAGGGTATTGGCTTCAGGATATTGCATCATCCGTTTGATGATGTTCAAGGCCGTGGTTTTGGATTTCTTTGAAGCACGGCTTCCCTTGCATACCCGGTAACGGCCTTTGAAGTTCCAGAAGGTGGCGTAGCCTTTGCCCACCACTTCAGGAAGGTGAACCCGCTTGGCTTTGGGGTTAATCTTCAAGTTGATCATCCCCCGTGATCACAACGGGAACAGCACCATCAAGGCCGATCTTATCAGTAAACAGGCCGTAACGCTTACCGATCAATTCAGCGGCCTTCAACCGTTCCTTTGCAGAAACATCAATATTGGTGATCGTCTGAACACCTTCACCGATCAGCTTCAACACCTGTTCAGTATGTTCACCACGCATAACAGCGGTTAGGTATTCCATTACTTCCTGTGCATCAGCGGTCTTTTCATTGTGAAGGCGTTCAAGTTGTTCATCTATATACGCCCGAAGGTCAGGTTTTGACAGGTTTTCGGCTCCCATCTGCTTTGCGGTCTTTTCAGAATATCCCGCCCGAATTGCCGCCTTTGTAGCGTTGCAATCAATCAGGTATTCATCACAGAAGCGTTTCTGTTTTGCGTTCATAGCGGCAACCCCTTTCATAAGCATAAGAAAAGCGCCCCGGTTCCCCGTGGGCGCTTTCTCATTCTATATTGTATCACGGGCCTATACTGACATAAAATCACTTCATACTGTCCATTACTGACAGAAAAGCAACAAGGCCCTTTCCGTGAACCCGATACACCCACCGAACTTCATGTTCAAGTTCATAGGCAATGGCTTCCCATTTCATACCCTGAACATACCGGGCAATCAAAACATTCTGCTGATCGTGGTCAGGAAGTTGGCTGATCAGGCGGAAGGCTTCACGCTTTAGATCAACAAGTTCATCAATCCTTTGGTCAATCTCCCTTTCAAGGTCAACGATCTTGGCAATGGTAGCCGCCATAGTATCTTTGGGGCCGGAAGTCTGAACCTTATCAGGCTTCAGTTCACAGCTTACGCTTGTCAAGCTGGAACGCAAGGTTGCAACGGTATTGCAAAGGCGCTTGATCAGCTTATCAGTTTTCGGAATCTGACAAAGATAATCTTTGGCCTTATCTGTTTCCTTCACTATGTATCACATCCTTTCACACATCTGTAACGGATCAGCACCGGAAGAAAGTGCCGTAATATCAAGGGTTTTCGGGCAAGTGTAACGGATGTAACAGATATTTTGGGAACTCGTTATATAGTAACTTATTCTTATATATTATTTTTTTTTGAAACGAAAATAATATGGCATCTGTTACATCTGTTACACCCAAGGGAAAACGCCCACCGTTCAAGGCTTTTCCCCGTAACAGATAAGGGGTGAATAATCTGTTACCACCTGTTACATTTGAAAGTTAAGTTTCAAGAACACACTACCCCAACCGCTGTTTTAGGGGGTCAATAGTGCGCCCCACACCGGCCTTTTCCCTCAATCGGTCTGAAGGCTTCCCGGCAACCATCGGGATCACCACAACCGGGATAAAACCCACACCGGCAAAACAATTTATCTGAAAAATCATCCACATCCAAATGATCACAGATTTTGCATTGATAGGCCCGGATCTTCTTTGGGTTGTTTTTACACCTTTCAGGAACCGCCAACTGTTCCTTCATTTGTATTCCCTCCCGGTTTTTCGGTCACGAATTTCAATCCGGGCAATCAGATCAAACCCGGCCAGCTTGATAATGTACTTCAGTACAAAGATCAGGGTTTCCACCCGTTTCTTTTCACGGTTTTCTTCCTGAACAATGGGCTTTATGCCCTCATAAGCGGTAGGATCATTGTACCCTTCCGCATTTTGCCAAGGTTTAGGCATCGGGTTTCACCATCCTTTCTTCCTGATACCATGCTTCCACATCACACCCAATGCCTTTCAGCTTTTGGCGGCAAAGCCAACCGCCATCTTCAGCATCCATCAGGTAATGATCCCGCAATTTGATATTTTCGGCATAGAACAGCTTCCACGCCTTCTTCAAACGCTTGGGGCCGAACCCGAAATGAACATGAAGCATCCACAGGATGGAAGAATCATTATCAATGCTGAATTGGGTATCGTTTTCAACTATCTGCTTTTTGATTTCCTGATCCAAGGCCCTTTGTTCGGCCTTATTCAAGGCCACGCCAAAGATTTTGCCGCCAGCCTTCTTAAAGTTCATGGTATTCACTCCAAATATCATCGAACAGAACCGGGATCTTGGCGTGAACCATATCCAACAGCTTCAGGGCCACTTCACGCATTTGGGGGTGTGCGGCCTTGGAACAGCGCAACTTCAGGAAGTGCCGCCATTCACGAATATCAGCGGTCATGACCACTTCCGTTTTCAGGCTGTTGGGCAGAACAGAACGGGCTTCCTGTGCGGTACACCCGTAATTCAGAAGGTTGAAATAAGCCTGTTCAGCGGCAAGGCAACCTTCTTCCCACAGGTTCCAACCATCGGTGTTGGGGTTCAGGAAACAGGGGCGGATCACAGTGATTTCAGAACCAAAGCCTTCCTTGCTGTAATTGCAATAGCGGGTAGATTCCTGACAGTAGGAAGCCAGACGGTGGCGCACGATCTCATGAGAAACACCACGATCACAGATGAACTTCACCGTGAAGGAAAAGTGTTCAATAACGGCTTCATGGCCCCGCTTCAGGATTTTCCAAAGGA